ACACTGTTGTTAAGTGGTATTACACTGTTTTTATTTTTGTTCATTTTAAATTACCTTTGTTCCATATTGTTTAATTTCTCTCCAAGATACATTTGCACTAAGGCGTGGGTCCTTCTTGGTAAGGACATCTGGATATTTTGCTTCTAGCTTTGGGGTCAAAACATCAAAGACATCATCGCCTCTCATCATCCAAGATTCAACAAGCTTTCCAGCATTAAATCTATTATAATAATGTTCGGGGTATTTTGCAAGTTTTTCTTCAAACAAATATCTCTTTTGTTCTTCCCAGGTTTGCTGTACAGAGATACCAGTGTACGAACCTTTGCAGTTTTTACCGATTGTAGACTTATACTCTACTGGCTGATTGGCTTGGTTAAACGCATCTGCACCAGAAAAAGTAGTGGCTACTGTGTGCCCAAGCACTGTTGCTGCGTAAATTTCTTTACTTCGAGCGTAGCTGAATGGATCTCCCCATCCTTGCTCATCACAGACTTGTGCCATCTCTTCATAAAGTTCACGGAATCGTTGTTTTGCTTCTTCAGGACTCATCTGTACTCCCCAAGGCTCCATCGCCTCTGTCGCTAATTGTGATTGGGCTACGATACAAATCACCAGATGTGCTCTGAATAGCCCGAAAATTTATAACTGGAATCATTACCAGTTGGGCGATCTTGTCACCCCCACGGACATACCGTGTTTCTTTACCAATGTTGTGAAGGTTTACAAAAACTTCACCATCGTAACCCGAATCAACCACACAGGCACCCACAATAAGTGAGCGCTTGGCTGCAACGGAGCTTCGGTTTTTCACCTCCAACATGTATCCGTGAGGAACACCAAATCGGAGTCCTGTTGGGATAACACTGCTTTCGCCGGGAGTGATTGCAATAGCTTGGCTGTCTTGTTCTGGCGAATAGAACACATCCAAGCCCGCATCGGAGGGGTTAGCCCTCTGTGGATCGTGCGCGTTGGGGCGCGTCCGTGTATATTCAATGATCATTTGAATTCCCACTAAATAGATTGAAGTTTTCAACAACTTCATCAATATCAACATTGTCCTTGAATAGGCGATAGGCCTTGACAGCAGCACGAATCTCATCCGTGTTTAGCCAGCCATTCTCCTTAAATTCAATACGCAGTTCTCTTTTTTGTTCCTTATATGGCTCCATCGCGTCCTCAATGGCAACGAGCGAGCGAATGTATTCTTTAACGTATTGTTTACGCTTATCTTCGATTGACACTATAACCTCCTTAGTGTATTTAAATTATAACCAGTTTTGATTTGAAAGTCAAATAGTTTTTGGCGATGAAGAGAAGAAAATTTCATCTACGCATTCTGGGACGTTGTTGGTGATAAATTTAACGAAGCCATCTTCGCCATCAGCGAACAGTACGTCGGGATTTTTCATACCCCACTCACGCACTTCTCTCAGGATATCCACTTTGTTGAAAACCAACTTGTTTACTCCATTCATTCTGATTGCTTTTTTTAATTGCTCAAAGTCCAGCCAATTGCATTGGCGCACTCGACCAGTGGTGGCGCCGAACTCCGAGCCGGCTTTTTGAATCTTCTCAAACACTGGGGAATTAGGTTGGAATTTTTTATTACCAACATATGTTTCGTAGACTTTAGCTATACCCCAAATGTCACGGATGGAACGCGGATCAATACCATTGTTAATAACGGCACCAACGCCACAGTTGCTACTGGTAACAAAAGGATAGTCTCCCCAATCGATATCAAGCCAAAATCCCTGTGCGCCCTCCATCAGTACCACCGCATCGTCGTTTTCATAAAGTTCTTGATGCATATCTATGATAAACGGAGAGAGCAGGCTTATGTTCTCTGCTCTAACGCCTGTGCGTGCATACTTATCACGATAGGCCGGGCCATTGCCAGACTTCGTAGTACCAATCTTTTCATCTTTCGAGTCTTCCTGTATATGTGAGCGAGTAATAACGTGAGCGTTTCTTGCAATCTTTACGTTATTCTCTACATCGATACCGTTTTCGGCCAGGTAATTTAATTCTTTTAAAAATTTATCTATGTTGATAACACAGCCCGGGCCAATAATGGCTGGAATTCCAAAAAACACCGACGCTGGGACGTGGTGAGTCACAAACTTCTTATCATTATGGTAGATAGTGTGCCCTGCATTGCACCCTCCGTTGAATCGTATGCAGTGTGTGTAGTTTCCTTTTTTCAGTAATTGGTGGGTTATCTTACCCTTACCCTCATCACCGTGTTGGATTCCTAAAACAATATCCGTAATCAAGTTACCTCCCTAAATGTTAACATTGAAAAGATGTTTAATAAATTTTCTAATTAAGTTGTCTTTTTGTTCGTCAGATTCACATTCTGAAAAAGCATAATTGTATGTTGTTTTCTTTTTATCAACAATTGGTTTCATTGCTTTTATTTCTTTCTTCATCCAACGTATTTGTTGTTTATAGTTTTTAGGACTCTTCACTTTTAGTTCCGAGGCCATCCTAAGTAAGATAAAATATTTTCTATCTTCAAGCGCATCTTTAGCTTTATTGAACATATTAATCATATCATCTCTCTCATCACTTGTCAAGGAAGAACTTAACTTATCTGGATGTAACTTTAAGGCAAGAGAACGAAAAAGTTTAGTAAAGGTCTCGTGCATTTCTTTTTCGTCTTGACTCATTTCATACTTGGTATTCTTGGGCTTATCGGGCCTATTAATAAAAGCACTAAGAGCGTTCGTGTTCTCATCAATAGCTTCTATGTTGCCAATTTGTGCACTGAGAAGTTCTTCAGCATCAAGCTCTTCAGTCGAATATAGATCTTGTATTTTTTCGTGGTTGTCGTTATTTAACTTATTTATATCTATATTGTTTCTACTACAAAAATCTTCGTAATATTCTTGAAAATGCTTGTTATACTCGTAGATGATAGTATCGACCAACTCCACTTCTTCATTGAGAAAGATTAACTCATTGATTAACCTCTTCCATCTTATGATATCAATAGCCGCCATTTACTAACCCTCGTACCATAAATAGGCACCCAAGTTTTACTGGAAGTTAAAACTGACCTGAACCGATATATTGAAATCGGGCACATAGGCATGGTTCGCTAAGTTGTGCTTAAGACATTCGTCATATTCGAGAAACCAGTCTGAATGACCTTTATCATGCACGATATCCAAGAAGTAATCTGAATGATGGCCACAGTTCTCCGCCATCATTGTATAAATCTTCTGGTTTAACCGATCTGTCTCTTCCGCGGAGGCTTTAATTTCTTCAACCTTCCCCCAGCCCATCGAACTAACATCGTGAATCATCAAAGTCGAATCCGGGTCCATATATCGATGACCTTCCGCGCCGAAGCTAAAAAGAATAGCGCCACAAGACATAGCTTTACCTTGTATTATTGTAGCAACTGGTACTTTTGAGTGCTTGATGTTAGAGATCATAGACATTAAACTATAAACCTGACCTCCGTAACTATCAATAATGACTGGTATAATAGTTTGGCCTGTATTCTGTGCTTTTGCGATGGCACTGGCAAACGCTTTAGCTGTTGGTTCGTCAAATTTATTCACCCGGGCAATGATTGGTTCATTTACCAGCTCCACCTCTTTTAAGAGGCGGCTGTAGTGTCTGATGATGTTCATATTTCGTTTATCCTAGTAATCTAAAATTGTGCCGGATAGAGCGTGTAGAAAATCCCCACTGTTCATTGTAATCCAATCTGCTCATATAAGGCCGATTGATGTGGATCAAATCCTTATCAGGTCGTACTCCCCAGCATCTAATTCTAGTTAGTTCGTTGTTGGAGTCAATCGCCTCTACAATCCAATAAAGTTTTCCATTTTTTGTTTTCTTCTCTACGATCTTTCGAGGTATGAACCAGCAGATCTGCAGTTCTTGATCGAATTCTGAAATGGGCGGGATGTACTTTTCCTTAAGCTTTTCAATGGTTTCTGGTGTAATCACTAGGTTGATTGGGAACACACCGATCAGGTCAGTCTTGAACTGAATAACCTCTTCTTCGGAAAAATCACCTTCTGGTGCGAATAGATCAATATTTTCACTAAACTTCTTGAGATTCTTGGGACGCTCCACGACACAGGCAGACCAGAAGTGCTTACGACCAGTAAAACGATCATCAACAATCTTGTCCAAGGCACCGCCGCGGCAGAGAGCATCAAGAGCTTTCTTGTTCAATTTAGAATATGAGATATCTTCTCTAAATAAGAGATCCTCTGCATTCATGAATGGTCGATTATCCAGAATCTGCTCAATAGCCGCCATACCAAGACCTTTGATAGATGTCAATGGTTGGATTAATGTTTTACCATCCTCACTAATCTCCCACACAGTGCCCGACTTATTAATATCAAGCGGCTCGATTTCAAAGCCAAACTTCTTGGCGATGTTGATAGCCTTCTCCTTTCGGGACTCAGGCTCTTTGTCTAGGAACGCTGCCATCCATTCTGCTGGGTAGTAGTTCCACAGCCAAGCACACTGATACGAAATAATCGAGTATGATACTGCGTGGGACTTGTTGAAACCGTAGCCGGAGAAGTATTCGAACTTATCCCAAAGGGTTTGCGCCTCATCACGTGGAATCTTCTTAGATGTACATCCTTGAATAAACTTGTTGTGCAGCTTACCTTTGACTGATCCCTTGCCGGTACCTTTCTTTGTCAGGACCTTACGGAGCATATTACCCTCATCGAGGGTAAGACCACCAAGCTTGTGAGCCAACAAAGCAATCTGCTCTTGGAAAATCAGGAATCCAAATGTTTCCTCTGTAATCTCGCGAGCATCTTCATTCAGATACTTAATGTAGTGTGGGCTTTCTTTAGCCTCCACATACTCATCGTGAACATTTGCAGCAAGTGGGCCGGGTCGATAGATAGAAGTGATAGCAGATACATCAATAATATTGTTTGGCTTTACTCGGGTGCAGAACTGTTGTGCTCCGTGCTCCGTAAACTGAAAGATACCAGCCCACTTTCCAGAATGAAAGACATTTTCGTATACCTTCTGGTCATTTAAGTCAATCACATCAGGATGTAGGTTCTTTTCATAGTATTCACGGATTTGCGCAAAGGTTGGTTCTTCAACTCCGTGATGGCGCTTGAGGATATGGTAGATAGCCCCCTCCATCATCTTGAGAGTAGACAAACCAAGCAAATCGAACTTAATGAAACCCATCGGTTCAAGATGTCGAACGTTCTGCCCTTCAGCCCACGGAGCCTGCCGAACACCACCGGAATTGATCAGTGGCATACTCTTGTCTAGATCCTCTGCGATAACCACACCGCCGGCGTGCCGAGAACACGAGCGAACTTGACCAACCAGACCTTCAACGTGAGTCTTGACTGCTGGATACTTATCAAGGTATGCGCGCAGCGTTGGTGAGAACTCGATGACTTCTTCCCAAGTGGGACTGTAGACACCAGCCTTAATACCGTGTTTTTGTTTTGCAGCAGGCGTTGCTTCTCGGATCATAATAGATGTAACAGTGTTGACCTCAGTGAACTCGATGTTATACAACTTCGAGATATCTTTAATCAAAGACTTCAACTGTAGGGTATTCCAGTTGGAGATAGGAGCAACACAGTCTGCGCCCCACATCTCTACCAGCTTTTCCTTCAAGGTCATACTATCGGACACATCATAATCGATATCGGGGTAGTCCTTTGCATCAGAACGAAGAAAGCGAGAGAACAATAGTCCATGCTTGATGGGATCAACTGTTGTGATATTGAGAGCATACGCTACCAAAGAGCCAGCAGCAGAGCCGCGGCCCGGGCCAGTGAGCATCATGTCTGTAGCCACATCTACAATAGACTTCATTGTGAGGAAATATTTGGAGAATCCCCGGTCATCAATAACATTGAGTTCGCTACGGAGACGATCAGTATATTCCTTGTTGGTGTGTAGTCCCTTGTCTTTCAACCCCTCAAGTGCGTAGTTTACCAGTGCTTGTGTGGCCGTAAACCCTGCTGGAACGACGAATTCAGGCAAACGAACGGTATTATCAGGCAAAAACTCTTCAATGCGGTCAAAGGCAATACGGTGCGATTCTTCGATACTCTGTAAAACTAAGTCGTCGTCATAGTCAAATCCTTGCTCTTCCGAGTATTGTTTGTAACTCTCCCACATCTGGTCACCGTTCTTTGGGTATAACTCATAACCAATCTCTTCGACGCCAGCGGGTAGTTGGGACTCATCTTCAGCCCACGATGGAGTACCTTTCCCAAGCCAGCCAAGACGCTTATAAAGTTCACGGTCTTTCCAGGCATCAGGGTTGGGGTAGTGGCTATCGGCAGTGGTTACTAATTTAACGCCAAACTCTGCGGCGACTTGAATTACATACTTGTTAAGTTCGTGTTGCTCTTTGATATTATTCCATTGAATCTCGGCATACCAGCGATCACCGAAAATATCAACCATATGTCTTGTTGACTCACGCATAGCTTCCAAGACGGCTTCATCGCCTTCCTCTCGGTTCTCCCAATAGTTTCCGGCATACACCCCACCAAGACAAGCAGAAGAAGCGATGATACCTTCATTGTACTTCTTGAGTAGTGCATAGTCGATACGTGGGTAGCGATAGAAGTTCTCCGGCTGGTATGACTCAGATACCAACTTAAATAGATTGTTCAAGCCTGTTTGGTTCTGAACAAGTAATACGAGATGTCGCCGGCGCTTTAGAATTCCTTGAATCTTCTTGCTGTCGCCTTCATCTTCAACAGTAGCGCCAGATTGAGCGTCCTTCTTGATGGCACGGGCTTTCTTCTTATCTTCCATCGCTTGATTATAGGCTTCGTGCCACTCTTCGATAGATGGCGTGAAATACGCTTCACAACCAAAGATGGGCTTGAATTCTTTACCCGCCTCTTGCATCTTTTTAGCATGCAGCACCTGATACGCAAGACCATTCATATTACCGTGGTCTGTCAATGCTAACGCATCGCAACCATTATCGTACGCAAAATCCATATGCGCCTGCGGATACCCAATGGCATCGAAGATGGATCCCGCCACACTGTGTGCGTGTAGACCCACAAACTTAATCTTTGAACTTTTTCGACTCATAAACCCTCCAAGAATCTTTAATGTGTATTTAGCATAACACAGCGCGCAGATACACGCAACAAGAAAATGTATTATTCTTCATAAGGAAATTTTTCGTGCTTGTGCGGTCTTATAAGTTCACGATATGGTCTCTCCAAATTGTTGTTGGAGGTTATGTATTCTAAATACCCAGACCACTGGTGGGCGTCGTAAAACCAAGGAACATCAATCTTCGTCGTTTTTTGATTCATCGTCACCGAATGGAAAACAACGCTCAAAGGGAAGTGGCGAGCTGTCCACCTCTCCTTCAAAGGCAACTTTTCCGAAGGAAAAGGCTGGTTGTGTAAAGGGGGTAAAAACTCCCTTGTGGTTTCTTGGTTGATGTGTCTTCTGCATTTTTTAAAATCCTCTCCAAACATCGTAAATGAAAGTGGTAAATCATTTTTGACGCTTTTGTTATTAAATGTAAAGAAAAAGTTGTCTTTCTTGTCTCGAATTAGTTTCCTATTTTCCCTAACGACCGAAAAATCGAACAAACCAAGCGGAAATGATACATAATACTTATCGGGGGTTAGCCAATTAGATATTTTGTTAGCCGTGTGCCAAGCGGTTATTTGGCCGCATAACACCGACCATCCGTAAGAATCTCTACGATCTCTATCTTTAGGATGAACAGGGACATAATAAATAGGTATCTCTTTTCTTTCTTGACTCGGGAACTTTGACATTCTGTTAAAATAAACTGGATCGTAAATCCAATCTCCAATAATGTGCCGAATGATAGGTGACATATCATCATTCGCAACAATCCAAATTGTAGTGCAACCTGCGAGAGCACATTCATATACTGATTTTTGAATTGCAGAAAACCCATTGTCTACTGGAATTAAAATTTCAGGAAGCGGGTTCTCGTGATCGGTCTTGATGTTTGCAACAGGTATAATGCCTGCCATATGTAATCTATAACTTGGGTCCATTTAAATAATCGTATTCGAGTAGTTCTGTATTATTGACTATATCAATTAATTCACTTGTTGACAAGTTGATTTTTTTAATATTAGTACTCTCAAGCCAATCGGGGTTGTCAAGTTTAATTTTTTGCCTTTGCAGGCCAAAAGTTTTAAAATCGTAATACCTCGGGGTGCCTTTTGCTGTGTATCCGTTTGGCTTTCCCCTCATTCCATTTTCTTTCATAATTGACAGCATCTTAAAGCGTGATATCGTCTCAGTATAAGACGAGTCAGCTAGTTCGTCATCAGTGAGTATTGAAAGCACACAAGCATCTTTAACACCAGTATCCCCAAAAATTCTGTCACTTGAATAGAACCAAACTTCGCTGACAAAATCGTCGCCCGTTTCAAAATAGTCGATGTGGTGCTTACCGCCGATCTTAAAAGCAATCCTATCGTAAACTTTATATCTGGCATTTCTACCCTCCTTTTCTTTAACTAACTTGTAAGTTCTATTATCGCCGAAATAATAGCATTTGTCAAATTTTATTTCACAGAGTTTTGAATATTCTGTGGAGCATGTCAGTGTCTCGCCGTCGTATCGTATTGAATGACACAAATTCGACAAGGGAAGTAACCCCTCCATTGATAACAAGAAATATAACTTTTCCCATAAAAGAAGTTTTGAGACGCCAAATGCAAAATCATCATTAAAAGATTTATAAATTTTTGAATTACTCTCAATTGAAAAAAGACTTAAGTTGTCCGAAGCATTCAAAAACTCAAATTGGTGTGGCTTGCGGCACTCGGCATAATAAACCGGATAGTGGTTTATCAAACCATATAGGAGCGCGTTGATACTACTGCCTATTACAATGTTTTCAGATTCATAATACATACGATTATTATAACCGCTAATCAATATAAGTTTTATAAAAAAGTTTTAATCTAAGACCACTGGAGTTGTGGCCGCCAGTGTGCCAATTCGAATTCATAATGTGATATGGCTGATTTATATGGGGCCAACCAAGAGCGTGGCCAATCTCATGTTCTAAAACTCTTTCCTTATTGGCGCTTTTCGGAAAAATCAATATTTTTGCTTTAACAATTTCTTTTGTTTTGTTTGATATGGTCACCCGCGTTGATGCAAGGTGGTCTTCGAATTTAAAGTTTTGGTCAGGTAGCGTTATAATTATCTCCCCGTATCTTGGCTCAGAGCAAGATATGGTGTGATCCATCCTAACGTAATCAAACCTGTATCCAAGTTTTTCCCAATATTTAATGGCGCGCTGCGCACGAGATGCGCCGACACCTGATGTACCACAAACTGTTACTCCAGGGTTCATTTTCCACTCATGGGTTCTGTTTTTAGCGAGTTCAGTGTACTCGGATATATGCATACTTACTGCAAAAATTAAGGCCGTACAATAAGTCATTCATCAGGCACCTCATCTTTAACATAAATTTCATCTATCAAGGATTTGATATCTAATCCTGCACAATCTATTTTTCTTTTATTGACGTGGTAGTGGCTTACAAAGCCTGAGAACTTTCCGTAGGCAACATCTTGTTCGTACTTTGTAGAAGTCTTTCCGAATTGATTGGTCGGAGTCTCATAGGGGATTTCAACTGCGTGATGTATCGCTTCCCACAAAGCTTTGAGTGCTTCTAACTGGGCTGGGTAAAAGCCAGTAAACGGGTCAAGCATTTCTCCGTGTACCCACGCATCCTCCACCAAAGGTCGCTCGCCAAAGCCATGTTTCTTGTACCAGTCTTGATACTTAGGGTAATATGCGTTTGAGATCTCTACACCTACTGATGGCCTATTTGTTCTGCTAGATCCTGCGTGCCAAGCTGCGTGCTGGAGGTCAAGAGTCTGATATATAGTTCCATCATTGTCGATCAAGAAGTGAACAGATACGCCGCGGCGGTTCAACACATTTTGACAAGACTTAGAATTTAAACATACGTCCCAATGATTGATAAAGTATCGAATGTTTCTTTTTGGACGGCCGGAGTAGTCGTAATAGTTTCCGGCAGGTGTTTGAATTCCACCTTTTTCAGACCATAAAACAAATTTATCCCAGTCTATTGGGAAAAAATCACCATTGTATACAATGTAATTCGAAAAATGCTTGCTGTCGGGCCTGTAGTCGTCTATTTCTGCTTGTCTTTCAGTCCACAATCTTCTAAAAGTTGTTGGACCACACAAGCCGTCAGCGCCTATTCCTCGTTTGCGTTGCCATTTTTTAATCTCTCTTACAAGCTTGTCATCAAAGTATTTTTCACCAAACCAACTTGGCTCCCAGCCAAGTTTTTTGGCGGAGGCCTCGTTGTAGAAGTTTTTATCCATTATTGTCGCTCTAGTTAATCAGTAATTCCGATAACATAGTTGTCTAAAATTACATCATAATTAGTAGCCCCAATGGTAATCTGCTCTACCATTGAGCGATCAATAATGATTTTATTATTTTGATTTAAATCAAACCTTACGTCCTGTGCAGCTTTTAGGACTATCGCTTCCGTCCATCGTTGCTCTTCTGGTTTGTAATCTTCGGGCAATAAAACAACCGATTCTCTCTCTGCCACTTTAGATGGCATCTTAATTAATATATATCTGTTAACTGGGTTAAACAATTTCTACCTCTCTTTCAATGATTTTTTCTTGTGTTTTGTAGTCTTTTTTACTCATAAAAATATCGTGTCTAGATAGACACCTTTTGCACATCATAGAGACGTGAACATTATCACCGTTCATGGTTCGGCCCGGGCTAACAGGTACCCAGTAACATTCATCGTTAGTAGTTTTGCAGCTAGTGCGCATATGTCTTGGGTCCATCAGGTGATTAAAGTTCATTATTGCCTCATTATATTTCGCAAGATTCTCCATCACAATATTTCGTTCCAACGCCGGCTTCGTCTGTTTCAATTCGCTGAATTGGGACAATCTTGGCTGACATTTTAGTGTACTGCTTTTCTGTAATTGGCTCATAAGGCGCCTGTTCATATCCCGTATCCTGATACTTCAAGAAGGAGACAGCCTTGAGTCTAGTTTCATACATTTCGAGTGCACTCTTGAGTTGTGATGATTCCTCATCTTTAAAAGTTACAGTCACAGAGACTGCATTATCAGCCCAATAGTTTTGATATTGCGCCGCAATCTCTAACTGTTCCCACATACTAACATCTTTTTTACCTTTTGTAAAGAATTGTTCGTGGACTGGGAATTCCACAACAGTTGTGTTGGGGGAGTATTTATCCTTTTCAGTCTTGTATCCGGCCTCTTTTAGTTGAGGCAAGATCGGAGATGCATTAGAAAATCTAATTCGACGAATGTAAAACTCGCTTTCTGGAAAATGTATACCCGGCGTTGAGCCGTTAAGTAGGGATACGGTACCTGACGGCTTAATCGATGTCATTTTGATAGATTTGGGAACGCACAGCCAGTTAGAGTATTCTGTATCTAACTCTTTAACGTAGTCGTATGCATTATCGCACCAATCCATCATTTCTCGGCGGCCGTGTTTACTGAAAGCCTGCACGATACCCGACTGTGAAAGTCCGATGCGGCGGTTTTTAAGCATTTTTGCATTAGTTTCTGGCCAGTGCGTGTTGACAAGAGTAACGGTCTTCCCATATAGATAAGCACATTTTAGAGTCTTAACATAATCTTCATAATCATCGTGTTTTGCTGGAAACGTTTCGACTAAACAACACATTTCAGCATTGTGTAAGCTTTGCTCAACGCAGGGATTAAAGCCAACGACTTCGGCATCATCATAATTAGGGCCATCTTTCATACGCCCAAATGCTCTTGCATTTTCAAGCCAGATATATCCCGGTTCACCGTTCTTCTGTGACTGCTCTGCATGCCACTCATAGTCCATCCCTACATCAGCATTAAAAGAGTTATTGGAACCCCACCGATGATGGTAGAGTTTTTCCTGATCATTTTTCATCTCAAGATATCGTATATCATCGTGCTCACCAATAGCTAATGCTGCCGATCGTCGAACATTTCCTGCAACGACACACCGGCCGATTAAGTTCTCAGTGTCAACAATATCAACCGAGGTAATCTGCTCTCCCGCCTTGGGAGCATACAGTTCGGATAGATTCTTATGAAGTTCCACAAGAGGACCAGAACCAGATGACGTGCCACCAAATCCGTGAATCAGCGCGCCTTCCGGGCGAATTGCAGAATAGTCAAATTTCGGCACTTTGTGCCCAAAGAAAAATCCATTAAGAAGTATTTGCACCGAGTTGACCCAACCTTCCCGGGAGTCATCGATCATGTGTACGTCACCTGTGTATTCTGGCTCTTTTATAGTTATTGTGCCGGCTCCCTTGGTGTCAAATCCGACACCAACGCCGACCATCAAGGCATCCATAATCCAAGAAAAGATGTAGCCACCCTTTCTATCAATATCCTGTGTTGAGCGAAAGGCGCAATTAAATAATGCGGCGCCGGTTCGCTCTTCAACAAACTTAGTGCCCATCATCCACAGGCCGCGGCCCGGGGGCGTCCACTTGAGACTGAATAAACGATCAAAAGCATCCTTGGCGGTTTGTTGGGCTTTATTGTCATTCCACTCTAACCCAAGCCTGACAACGTGTTCTTTCTGGATATGAAACATCCCCTCTATAACACGGCGACATGTTTGCCACCATTCTTCAGTTCCGTTGGTTCCCGGTTCAAACTCGCTTAGTCTGCGAGCGTATGTTCTTTTGAATGTAACATATCCCAGAGGGCCCCACGGAACAACCGCGGTCTTGTAGGGCTCCACGAAAGAGTCAGACAATCTAAATTTTCTAATCGTATTTAATGTTCTCATTTATTAGTTTTCCTTATAACTTTTCTAAATTTACTATAACTGCTTTGCAGCTTTTCACGCTGCTGCTTTGGCGTCAACGCCACCGGACTTGTTGCCACGTTGGTTAATGGGCTTGATGGGTTTGTAGGTACTACGGTGTTGCTTTTGGGTAGGACCTTAATTTTAACACAAGATGTATCCATAAATATATTATACACCATTCCATCTGGTCCGTTTCTATTTTTTGCAATAAATATTTTTCCAGTGTTGTTTTGCTTGTCTTCAACTGTACGAGATACCGACATAATGAAGTCAGCTACAAAGCACTTGTTGAACGCCTCGGATATCTGCTCCATTGTAATCACTTCGGCATTTAGCCCAGATCGATTAGTTTGAGAGGCTGTCCAGATAGGACACTGAAACTCGGTAGAGAGGGCTCTCAATTCTTCATAAATAGATTCCAGTTCTGCTCTTTTTTCTTTTCTAATAACCACAGGCTTGAGAAGATCTGCATAATCGACTATGATCATTCCCGGGATTGTGCCCCTCTTCTTGAGTTTGGAAAGGTGAGTCCTGATGGAGTTTGTTGATGCTGACTTGGTTGGATATTCTTTAACTATCAACTTGCCAGCCACTCCCTTGACTGATTCGTGGATGTCTTCTTTGAACGACATCAAATCTGATAAAGGGTAACCGGTAATGCAACTATCGTAGCGAGATGCTACCACTGTATCTTGTAACTCAAGAGTATAATGAACAACAGTTTTACCATCGAGGATCGCCTGAGCACCTAGGTGGACCAACACCATAGACTTTCCAGCGCCAGTGGGTGCAACCACCACACCAAGTTCGCTTTTGCCTAAGCCGCCACCGCAGATCTTATCGATGTCATCCCAGCCCGTGGTTATCGGCTTTCTGTATCTTGGTTTGAATCTTTCTTCAAAATCAGCAACGTAGTCATGACCAAAGTTATTCTCTGAACCCAAGATTAGGGAGTCATTAATAATCTTTGAGATTTCATCAAAAGAGCAAGACTGCAAGAGTCCTACTGACTTCATCATCGCTTCTTTAAGGTTTTGTTTTCGACAAAAATCTAGCGAAGTTTCCTTAATATAGCTGGCATCTTCATCTATATCTTTGTTGGTTATTCTGGTAAAGTACTCTTTGACCTGATGAACGATGATTTCATCTTCACCTTCAAGATCTGTGTTTAGGATCGTGGCAATCGCATTAGCGGATGGGTGTGAGCCGTACTTCTGCCTATAATTAATAACCTTGCCGGAGAATACACGAAGATATTCTAGCTCCAAGAAATTTAAGTCCAGAACTTCCGTAATTTGATCCGCAAATGGTCTATCTTGATAAATCAATTGAACCAAGTTTTCTTGGAACGATTTACCGTAGTCTGCGAAATTAGTTTTGCCTTGCAAAGCTTCTCCAGTGGATTAGTAAATATAACTCATTCGACCCTAAAGTCAAATCAAAAGCAATTGCTTTTGATTCTATTTAGGTTTGTTTTGAGGTCTTCCCAGTTAAGTTCTCCAAATCCGTCTTCACGCATTCTGCGATAAATTTCTAACTGGTTGAAATTGCACTCGAAGTTTTCTATTGCATTGTCAACGAACCTCTTAGACTGAATCGAGAGTATAGGAGAATATAATTGCATCATTTTGTAATTATGTTCGATTACTTTTCGACCTTCAATGATATTAGAGAAAAATTTCAATTTACTATCGGCCCCTTCACAGAACAAAATAACATCATCAACAGTATAATCCTTTTCTGATGCCAGGAAAGATAGGCGTTTTTTGACCGACATTGCGCCGGCGCCCTTAATACCGGGGAGATTGTCCGATGCATCCCCAATAATAGATCTTGCTAGCGCCATATTGTTTGGGTGAACCCCAAAGGTTTCAATGACACGCTTGGTGTTCATTACTTCATCGACTGTAGGGCGATACAATACAGTATCGTCATCGCACAATTGAAGGAAGTCCTTATCGTTTGAGATAACAACCTTTTGCCAGCCTTTATAATGACTCATACGTGTTACATACGAAATAACGTCATCAGCTTCGACTTCAGGAATCATAATCTGAACAATAGGCATCTGGTTGATATAATCAATGGCTCGTGTTTGTTGCCATACTTTATTGTGCAGAATTTCGTTTTCTGTGAGGTTCTGGACAGCTCTGTTTAAACGCAAGGGTTTGCGGCCTGCTTTGTAATTCTTGTCCATATTGCGGCGTTTGCGAGAACCGTTTGGACCATCCCAAACTATCACTACTGAATCCGGACTTGTCATTCGAATGAGTTTTTGCAAAATCTTAAATGATCCCTTGATACCACCAATTGGATCTCCGTTGGTGGAAAGAGATGGATCTACTATGTATGCTCTCAAGAACATATTGAGTGCATCGATAATAATCACTCGTTTTTTATCTGTTTGTGTCATTGTATTCTCTCCATAATTTATCTCTACGTGAGATTGCCATAGCAATCATGTTGTGTAATTTAGCCCACTCGGGATTTTTAGAGAGGATCCTCTCGGCTATTTCACCCGGCTGTGGAAATTCTTCTGGTGTATATTCTAGTGGCACATTTCCACAGGCGCCACACATACTATGATGTGTCTTTTTCATATAAAAAACCCCCTGACAGTTATTATTATAACCAATCAGAGGGCCATAGTCAAGTATTTTCTTTATTCTTTTAAGGGTACTGTGATATCTTCTGGATCGTCGTAAAACTCTTTGGCACTACCTTGCCTTTGATCGAACTTTTGAACAATCTCTTCGTCCATCACCTTTAGGACGCGATTCTTGAAATCTTCATCAGAGGTGATAATGCTAGTCCACTTGGACGGCTGAAACTTTTTAGTGTATCCGTCGGGAGTAGAAAAGGTGTACCACGCACCTGCTGATGTAAGGTGTTCAGATCCTTTAATTGCATCGAACCAAGATTCTTCATCTCGAATACCAACGTCTTCTGTTCCCCACATAATACGGAAAGCACATGATCGGCCCTGTGTGCCAAAGCGAGACTTTTCAAGCTTTACTTTAACCTCGGAACCAATACGGAATCCTTTTTCATCTTCGATAAAAGCTGACTTGGCCTTACGGCCGGTCAACCAAATCCGAAGAGAGTAAGCATAATGCATCGCCTTACCACCAGGGGTGACAAAAGGTGTGGTCATTGCAATTTGTCGAGCCATTGGCCCTTGTGGGATATTAGTCTTCAACTGATTTAAAACAATGAACGTGGCTTTCTTGTCGGCAATCGGAATGACAAGTTTTGACATTCCCTTGGCAAGAATACGAGCCTTTACAGCCATTGAAGATTGAGGGTTGAAATCACCCTCGACATCGGAAATTGAAGGCGTGAACGCTAACGAATCCCAGATAAATACTAGTTGTTCATCGGTTGCACCGAGTAATTCCTCGATGGTCTCCAGAACAAATTCCACAGAGGATGCTTGAACATACATTAATCGCTCTAGATCGCATCCTGCTCGCTCCATAAAAGTTGGATCGATAGCAGACTCGGAATCGAAATAAACGACCATCTTGCCCGATTTCTGGGCGTTTGCGGCAATCTGCGTTGCCATATAAGATTTACCAGTTGACTGCAAACCAGCAATCTCGGTAATTTTGCCAACGGGAATTCCCGCTACCTGACCTTTAGCAACGATGGAGTCAAGCCATCGAGAACCAGTGGGAATCCACTCTTTTACTGCAGTTGGGTTGTCACCTGTCAAGTCGTGGGCAACATTTTGTCCTGCTTTTTTGTTAACAATTCTCATCAAGTCTTGCATGTCAACACGACCTGCTTGTGATTTAGCTTTTTTTGCCATTATATCCTCCTATAAGTTAAAAAGCGGCACACTTTTTACCGGTGTGCCAGCGGCTTTTTTTGTTACTCTGCTGTGTCTTCAACGGCTGTGTCTACGGCCGTATCATCTTCATCTTTATCACAACCCATACAAAGGGTTAGTGCAAGAATTGGTGCGATAATGCGCATTGTTCTGTCTCCTTAAAATAGTGGCAGGCTTTTAACCGGCCTGCCAACGGTGGGGTGGGGAATTTTTATTGAGTGGATGGTGTAGTAGCGCCATACAATTCGTTTTCAATAGCATTTCGTATAACAGTCGATACTGGCTGATTGCTATTTTTACTCTTTTTCTGAATGGACTCCATAAGATTATCATTTAATCTAATTGTGATCCGATGTTTTTTTGTTTCCGTCTTTTGGGGCATTTTTTCTCCTTTCTTAAATACGTGTAAAAGCGGCGCCCTATTTTCCCGGCCGGGGCGCCGGCGGCTTTTCACTACTCAGTAGTAGTTGTTTCGGTGTTCTCGGTACCATCTGTCTCAGTTGTTTCTGTTTCAGTGGTGGTAGCTGCAGAGACTTTGACAGCCTCTGTAGTTTCAGTTTCGGTAGCAGTTTCCGTTGTTTCGGTAGTGTTTGTTGACACATCCCCCGGATCAACTTCACAGGTGCCATATGCTGTTGCTACAACAAGTACACCTCCTACTACGCTAACCTTGACCTTCCAAGAGGCCCATTGTGATTTCAACCAATCCATAGTATTACTCCTTTTGTGATTAGTAAATGGGCAGACATTAACCGGTCTGCTAGCGGTTTCCCACAAACTATACTATTTACTTATTGCTCATAAGTTCATTAAACGCCTTGTCGACGTCACTAGTCGAACTACTTTTTCCATACGCTGTAGTTTCGCTAGACAGGGATTCTGCAGATGATGGGTTTACTAATTGTTCATCGAGAATCGCGTCGATTTCTTCAGGGGTCTTGCGCTCAAAAAGAGAGCTAAAATCCGGCATACGATCTAGGAGGGCGGGGATCGCTTCCGCGTCTTCAAGCAGAGAAGAGGTGTTTCGCCTCATCTTCATACTAGTTTGGGGATAAGCACCGGGTGTAGTGGGCTTAGTGTATGTAAGAGTGATGTCAGTACCCTCGCTGGCATCAGTAATGTCTCCGTATTCAGGATCGAGAATATAACCAAGAAGCAATTCGTATGCCTTCTTGCCATAGCCATAGACCTTGATACCTTCTGATTCACGGCCTCGCACCACAACGGGTGAAAAGTATCGGCCGCGCACAAACAGTGATTTAGCAAGCTTCTTAGCTTCTTCATCATTATTTTCAGTTCCTTCCTTCCACACAGCAGATGCAAAATCACAAACCGGGCAGCGCTCTCCAAAGTTACGCTTAGGACATACAATGCCGCCCCTGTGTTCACCTACATTGTAGTGAAAGAATACTTCCTTAAGCGGATCGCCATCGTTTGTTGGCACAATCCGAATATCCTGATCTCCTTCGTCAGGTTTAAAAAACAGCGAATCGCCGTCGCGTCCATCACCTCGCAAAGTTGCGAGCTTCTTACGCATTAGTTCCATGTTAATTGACATTAGTTTTTTCTCCTATTTTGTTGTTGTAAAGTATACCGAGCTTTCCTCGATATCTAATGTATCACTCTTGCTCTAGCTTGTCAAGAGTATTTTTGTTTTTTTGTGTCGCATTTGTATGGGCCACGACAAACCCAAAGTCACTTAAATTTGTTTCATAAATTGAGTATGATATTTTTCTAAAAGCGTTTCTTGGCTTTCTTTTGAGAATATCAACTAATTTCTTATGCAGGCCAACTTCCCCCTCAAGCCTGTCTGAATTTATACACATATAATAGCATAATTCTCGCTCCATGTCAAGGTCAAAAAGCCACATTTCATCAAGTTTTTTCATATTAAGCATACCAACAGAACGTATCCTGCTAATATCACTCGGCTTTGACATATTGCCAATGTGTGGTTCAGTGTGTTCAAAATAATTTAGATAATGTACAGATGAAAAGATTGTATCGTTAAGGGTGTCATAATATGTTTTAAGATTTATCGATGCGTGGATGACTTCTATATTCTCATTTGAAAAAATAGTAAAACTGCGCAAGCTACCAGAGCGCGCATATTCTTGTAGCACACCAAACACCATATTTTCGACTAATCGGGGAATACCGGTTAACAACTCTATATCTGGCTTTATATAAAACACATCGATGTCTTTATCTTTAATCTGTTCCAATATACCGAGACTGTAAATAGAACTAAAAGACGCACCAGTAATAAACACCTGGACGCGTTCTTTTACATCAGCAAAAAAATCAACTAAATCTGGGATGTTAGTCTCGTATTCTTCTGGTTTTTCGAAGGATTTTAATTTAAACTTACGATCCTCTGTCTTTTTGATTTTATCGTTCAAAAGATAAACATCATATTGAGACATATTCTCAAATTTAGACGCGATAGCTGAGGACGCGTTGCCAATACCCACTATTGAAATCATATTTTTAACTCTTCTAGATCATAAAAGTTTTTGCCCGCACTGATATTGACGAGAAATTTATCAAGTTTGTTATTTGAGAACATTTCTTTAATCTCCTGTACCATAGGTCGATCTTCATCAGCTAGGTCAATTACCACTTCATCATGAATTATGTGAGATACGAAACTCTTTTTACCATCAAGCATTTTTGATATCTCGATTGCCCTATCAAGGACTAAGTCTGAAGTGGTGCTTTGAATAATATAACTGAGCGCTCTTCTTCTGTCAATCTCTATTTCTCTTCCAAAGACAGTTTTTACTTTACCATCATAATAAAAATCCTCTATGATAGCATCGCGATCATACAATTCTGACTCGATTACTTCAGATTCTGGATTGTATAGCCACCCGAAAAACATCACTTTCGCATCTGAGCGTTCTGGCAGTGCATCGAACTCTTTAGTGTTAAAAACATTCGCCACGTTCCAAGCGTGGATATCCTCGTTCGGTTGTGGGTGGCCTAACAAGGAAAGAACTGTTCTTACTTCTGCTCCATTGTAATCCAGAGATAACAACCAGTCATTATGGGGCTTAATAATACGCCTAAAATCCTTTTTCATTGTTAAGACCGGGAAAGACCTAGGATAAGTGCTTAAACGGCCTGTAACAGTACCAAAGAGGTTGTAATCAATATGTTTGGAACCCTTAGTAATCTTTTGTAGCCCAATACGATTATTGGTAGACGTAAACAGACTCTTACAGTCGGAAATATCTATGTTTAGTTTTCTTTCTCGTATGGAGTAGACAAGTTTGTATGCTTCATTTAGAAAATCGTAATTTTCTGGCCTGTCAGATGTGGCAAAAACATACTCAGTAATTTTATTTTTGATTTCACAAAAGGAGGCCAAAGAATCCTCTGGGATAAGGTCAAAAATACAATGTTCCATCATATCAAGTTTTGCTATCTGAAAAGATTTATAGAATGCTTCTATTTTCTTGATATTTGCATTTAACTCTTTTTGTAGTTCGGGTGGGCACGCATCTTTAAGACTTTTACCTTGTGCGTACAACCAAGCATATTCAATATCTTTGTTGGTAATTGAACCGGTATATTTCCAAGTTCTTTTAAGATCTTCTGGAAATCCGTCAAAATATAGCTTACCGTTCTTATATACACCAACACATTCGGTCTTGTCGTCAAGTGTTTGAAAGTACATTCCTTTCCTCTTCTTGGATTAATTTAGCACGTTTCATTAAGTTTGTCAAGGAACCACTGTAATCATATGTTTGACCAATGATTCTTTCAAATCTTCCGATCGCAGCGGTTACCCCTTCAGTCTCAGCTAAAGCTAAAGTACTTTTCATTATATCTTTTATTTTGTATTCTTTAAAATTTGGTTTTTCTTCGTTTAGTCTTAATTCAAGATATCTCTTAAGAAAGTATGTCTCACCTATAAAATTAGAAAACTCTTCAAAAGAATAATCTATTGGTTCTACTTCTCGTGTGATCACAGTACCATTCAAGCAATGTTCAATATCTAAATACATTTCCACTTTTGATAGATTATAAGTGTTGTAAAGTATTTGCTTGAAATACTCAATGTAACCCTCGTAGGTCGATTTATAGCCTCTCGATAATATATCACTCGTTGAGAGAAATCTACAGGATGAAGTGTTTCGAGCGTACTCAAGCATCTCCGCGGAACCTATGTTGGCTATAAGCCTAAATGGATTGGCGGAATCAACATAAAAACCATACGATCGACAAGTATTGAGATAGAATTGCCAATTTGGGCTTTGTTTGAATTTGCGAATCTTTTCTTCATCATTATCATAGTCAATGTCGGCTATTTCAATTACCAGACCGCTCACATTCATAGGGCAATATCGACTTTTGACATAGCCCGGGAGTGTTACAGGTACTTGTTTCGACACTTTCATGATAGTTTGCTCAAAGATCGGTAAAAATTCTTTAAAATTAGAAAACTTTAAAACTCCAGGGGCTGTAGTTTGCATAAATACATCCTGAATAACTGAAATGTGGGCGTTATAGAGTTCAAGGGGATCCATATAAGCGCTCTTAACTTCTAAAGTAGATAAAAACTCATCAGTGGTGTTCAGTTCGCCCGTTAAGGTTTTGGTAAGAAATTTTTGATTAAGGTCATTAAAAGCTGCCACAACATAAGGCGCAGCTAATAAATTATTATTGGGGGTATTGGTTGTAGACAGGGTGGCTAATGGTTCCGACTGCTTGTCGTACATTACGGGTACATAGAAATAATTAACTCGGCCGTACAGATATCTTTCAGCCTCAAAAAAGCTAATTAAATTATTGTATTCTGGCTCTCTGATTTCTAAATCATAAATAAGGCTTTTTTGAAATAATTCTATGGTACTCTCGTCATTGCTGTTTTTAAAAAAGAAAGACATTTCTACTCCTTTGCGCCTACGGCGTGTCTATATCACCCGCTGGGGGGCTTCCTGTTGGATTGATACCAGCTTGTTTTGGTTTCTGTTTAGATCTCTTAGATTTACATTTAGCTGAAGAGGGTGGGGCGCCCTCAATTTTGCCCGGAGGTGGTTTTTTCTCCATCGTTTCCTGCTCAGCGACCCAGACAGCACTAATTTTTGTCTCGGCGATACCTACGCCAAATTGGGTTTCTGCTTTGTTAATCATATAATATCCACCTATCCCATATTGCGATAAATCATATTTATTAAATTGCTTACCAATAGGATCTGTGTCAGGGGCGAATCCGCGCGGATCTATAAATATATTAATGCCAGGAAGTGCAGATGGAAAAGCAAAAGTTGTCACAGTTGCATTATATACCTCTCTTAACTGTTGGAGACCATCGAAACCT